CTAGAATACTCAGGTCTACCAAATGGTGTGGTATGCTCCGCAAGGGGCGTTAACCCCCGACAGCGGTTTACACCGCTGAACTCATCCTCAGCTTGATCTTGACGGCATGAGGGCGTCCAGCACGCTCAAGGTGCCTAGGGTCAAACGAGGGCTCATCACCCTGCTTGAGTAGGTACTTGAGTAGGGCCCCTACCCCGTCCAACCTATCGGTTGGCGAGGTTGAGGATTCTACAAAGCCCTTGACTAAGGGACGATGTAGATTTTTGTCATAGTCCTCGGCTTCATAACCGAGAAAACTATGACGGCCCAAGACAGGAGACGTAGGCAGTACAGTGGGAAAGAATTTTAGTACTTTCCTAATGTACCCGTCTAGCCATCGAACCGTATCCCAATAACCAGCATAGTATAGCTGGTTACGTAGGGACACGATGGAAATGACTTCTGTCGCGTGCTGCTGTGATGTAGGGAATAATTCGCGGACGCGGACAACTGAAACGTCCTCGCCAGCGTAGTACTCCTTACCACACGACTCTCTGAACTTTCCAGTCCAGAAAGACTTGCGAGAGTTCACTTCAAGACCAAAATCTTGAAGTGAGTCTACCACAGTCTGCACATGAGCCACGGGGACAATGATGTCGTCTCCGTAGACTCGCACCCGACCTACAAACTCACGAATGAGTTTGCGGGAAAGGGATGTGTTGAGCGACTTTTCGATCCCAATAAAGACTATGGTAAGGAATACCATAGCCTCAAAGGGAAAGCAAAGCGCTGAACCCATAGACGCGAACTTGGCTAACCGTTGTATAGGATAGCCAGGAACATCAGCCTTCCGGCTCCTGGAAGCGTCGATAGCCCTACTCAAATGAGGGGTTCTCGACACCAGGGTCCGTACGAGCTGATTGGAGACACGATCGGAGGCGTCACTCAAGTCGAGTGTCGCCAACTCCCCTTTCAGGGAGCCTTCGCGGGCCATGAACTGATTAGGTTCTTGGTCCTTGAATCCGAGGAAGTGCGGGAGGAAGTCATCCTTCCGCTTACCCATCATCTTCTCCCGTTTGGGATTGATGAGGGCTTCCAAGATCACCGATAAGATCCCTTGCTGCATGAACATCATGTAGCTCGGTTCCATCGCTATGATCCTAGGTGTCTTCTGCGTCTTAGGAACGGAAATAACCTTTACAGGCATTTCCGAACCAGGTTCGAGGTGGACAATACCGGCCATACTATCGGTAAACCGATAGTTAGGTAGAAGAAAATCCACTGCTGGAAATTCTTCTTCCAACCGGTCGGTCCAGGTAGACAGACGAAATTTGGCGTTTCCACGCCTCTTATCGGCCGTCGACCCTGGTCCGTGCTTCGGTACAACGTCCAGGTTGTAGATATCTCTATCTGCATACGTGAACGCGTCACGAAACAAGAGAGATGAAACCCTAAGGAATGAGTCATAATCTGACTCAGTCCGTCGGGAATCAACCTCCTTGACCACCTGCTCACACTCGATATAGTTGCGCATCGCCGCACGAGTCCTTGTATCACTACAAGGAATCGCAATCTTTCCAAACATCAGCGTTAGCTGACGAATGGATCGAATTGAGTCGATGCATGGTTTATCGAGCAACACACCACTATCGCGGTCAAACACACGGTCGAGGAAACCTCCGAGAAATCGGGGGAGACCTGCTTGCCACTTAAAAGAAGTGAACAAGTCGCGACCGACCTTACCATCGGAAAGACTTTTTTCGAAGTCTTTACCGAAGGAAGGTAGGCTTATCGTGAGAAATGATAAGCCCTCATGTTTGACACGACACTCGACTGTTTTGCAGTCGAGGGTGGCGTCTGTGCAGCAGATCCTAGCGCACTCGTGCGCTAGTTTCTTATGGAGAAGCATCAGGCTTTTCAATGGTCCCTCCAATAATTGGGGGTGTTCCATTCCTTAGCCTAGTGCTTACGAGGGTTAAGAGCTCCCTACTTTTTAATAGGGAGTACACCTAACCAACAGCCAGCGGTCCTTACCAGGTCCCGGGCGCAGATGAGAGGGCGTTTAATACGACGCCGTCGTCTTTGCTTGCGGGACCAGCTACTCTTGGCCATATTAACGGGCCTCGAGTGGCAGGAACGATGCATAGTCCGGAAAGTATATGCAAATTACATATACGACGACTGACACAATGATGCCAATCAAAGATCTCTCTTTGACGACATCACTAGTCCTTCGTCCCGGACTACTAACCCTTCGGTTAGCTCTCACCTTGGAGAACCTTGGTGATGATTGCATTCGAAGATGCAGCCAACTGGGCATTAAAACCTACCCAGAGTGCCTGCGCCTCGGCAACCGAAAAGCCAACAGTAGGAAGGTCAACGACGGTATATACTGACATACCGACGCGGACATTCTCTGATGGCTTAAACGGATCTGCCGTGATCTTCGACTGGTCGACCCGGGCCACACGTCGATTCCTTGCCTTCCCGTAGGAAGACGAGAAAATCTCGTGTGTCAGGCCATCAGCCGACGTGTATTCCGCCTGATTCGTACCCCGCGATGTAAGCGGGAGCGAGATGGCAGAACCACCTGACGGCGTAATGGACTGCGGATCGGTGAGCGCCATAGGCGTTCTCCTGTTCTCTCTACAAATCTATTTACATAGACCGGTAGAGTTGGTGATGGACAGTACAACAACTGTTCTAACCACGTCGGCTTATGCCAAGCGCGGCGAGAATGGAGTATTGAAGCGAAGATAAACCGCTCCAAGACACTCCAAATCCAAAGGGGTTAGCCGGGATCCTCTTCTTGGTTTCTGTAACAAGAACCAATGGAGGAGCCTGTAGGTCGGGATATCCAACAATACCGGATTTCCCTACTAGGTAGTAGGTATCTTGACGGACACTATGTTCCATCATATACCCGTACCGCATAACCAGACCATTTTGGGCAACAGCACTGAGGTTGTGAACAACATCCCCAGCATTAGTTACCCAATCGATGGCCCAACTCCAAGGCGTCAGCTCCCAGACAGTTTCTGGGGTCAGTGGCTGCCCAAATAGTTTTTGGGCTTCCTGAGCATTACTAGCCATTCCCAGCCGACTATCAGAATCGACTGGTATATGGTAAGTAAACGCTCCGGAGAACCACCGACGCTTCGTCGTCACTCTGTGACGATAAAGTACGCCGACATTACTTGGATCCGGGTTAAAGTTATCCAAAACATTCGTCCCGCCCCCTGCATAAAGCAGAGTAGCGAGGCTAGTGAAGAGGATCTCTTCTTCCTCGGTTTTCTCTAATGGGTAGTTGTAGCGCCGGCGAACCACTTTGCCATTGTCCCGCTCATACTGTGTTAACACAGCATCAGCATGGACTACGGCATCACGAGATTTCGTGATGTCGCTGACAAGTGGCAGCCAACCGAAGACGACGTTGAGGTATTCACCTCCCGCTTTTAATGCGGCGTCGGCTCGGGTTTGCATCGAATGTAGGAGAGGTGTAGAAGGCATTCCATCCTTCATCAACTCACCTAGAAACGTTGCAGCGTCTGCAACTGAATTAGTAGGCTCGCATCTAGCAATTGCTGTCGTTCCCAACTGTTCTAGCTCGGCGTCCGAAGACTCCGGGCTAGGCGGGAACGCCAGTTTACCAGAAGCGAGTGGATACGCAGTAACGAAAGGACCAGTATACTTAAACTGGTTACCTTTTCGAGTGCGTAAAACCGTAGCATTACGGGATACTCTCCCTTTTGCGTACGATTTGGTCGTGTAAAAACGACCACCAACATCGCTGAGTTCTCCATCATTTGACGGAGGCCAACGGTGTCCTTCCGACTCAGTATACTGAGTCCCCGTGAAATCGAAAACACCGGGATTGGATACGCCTTGAGGGTGTTCAGGGTCATTGACAATGAACACCTGACCTCCCGCAGATTGCGGGCGGTAGGCGCGTCTTCTCTTCGTGATAGACGATTCCATGGGATTAGAGTGCTCCTTTGGATACATTCATGTTCTTACGAACATGGGTGGTCGCTGCACTGCGTTGTGGAGCCCCGCTAGGGG